CCTTGGATCTGAACTGGACCTTGAGCTGCTACGTTAGCTGTTCCTGCGATGGAACCATTTCCTACGTCCAGTGCAAATACTGGTTGTGTGGTTCCGTTTACTTTTGTAAATACTGCCATGATAAATTTCCTTTAAGTTAGTGGGACACATGATCCCTGCTTTTATTTAGTTAGTTTGGAAAAATCACGCCTGTTGAGGGTTATTTCTAGCTCGGTTTTGAGCAGCAAATGCAGTGGGATCAAACCTAGAAACCAGCTTGCCGTAGCCTGCAGGCGTGGCCATGACCCAACCTTCCCCGCCAGGATTGGCAACGTCTGCTTGATCTTTAAGGTGCATCTTGAGTGCATGCAGCAGTTCAAATGCATAAAACGCTGCGCCCAGGGCTTCAATGTTGCTGCTGGGACTGTTCAAATATTCCACAATGTTGTTGAACTTGCGTGGAGTTACTTTGGTTTTTAACCAGTTGCCAAATTCTATTACCAACTGATTAGCAGGTTGTAACGGAGCACCCACTTTGGTATTGATAAAATCCACTGCCAGCTTGAACAAATCTGTGATTTGTGCAGTACGAAGTTCAGCTGGGTTAAACAGAGTTTTCATGCTGTTTCCGTAGGTGCGAACAATCATTCGCAGTTGCTTTTCAATGGCTGGATCAGTTTCCAAGGTGTTAGGAGTGGCAGGACGCTCCAGTAACAATCCTGGTACTTCATTGAACGCTACGCCGCCAAGTGGCTGTCGTGGTTCACCAGCATCACTGTACATACTATGAACAGCAACACCTATGTTGCTGTTGCCAATGCGCTGTCCCATAGAGCTTTTGACAGGAATACGATATTCAATAGTGTTGGGCTCAAACACATAGTTGCCAGCTATCACAGGAGGACGTTGCATGTACAACAGATCTCCCTTGACATAACCACGGAAGTTAGGGGGCAAAGCAGCTTCTAGTACTGGAAACAGTGTTGCATAGAGGTTGATCAGTTCAGTTCTGTCTCCAGATCTGTTGCTTTGTATATCTGCCATCATTTGTGGACTGGTAGCAAGTCCGTCGTAGCCCTTGGCTTCAAACCCTGAACCATCTGTGAGCACAAACTCACCGGTGTCGGGTTTGCGGCCAAATATCACAGCTGGTTTTCCGTCCCACTTGGCAGTAACTGTTCCAGGGGACTCAGTGGCATGTTTGACAATGTCTAGTGCTTGTTGTATACCAGCGGCGCCGTAACGAAACACTAAATCTTCCAGGTGTTCGATGCCCTTGGCTCTGCCGCCCACTCCGGGTTCAGCAGCTTCTACAATCATGTTGTTTTCTACCAGGGCCACGTAACCACGATTCACAATGCGATCACGTAGTCGTCCCAGGAATCCCACATCATCTTCAGCAACCGACGCTGACGGCTCTTTGAGATTGTCCCTAGCAAGATATTGACGGAAGTCTTCAAGTTTGGCGTCCTTCTTGGGATCACGTGCTAGAGCAGCATAAATGGCTTCGACATTTTTGAGATTGTCTCGAGTGCGGCCTTTGCCCAGCAATACTTCAGCAGCGTGGTCAGGATCAAGTCCGCCTGGTATTAACTGATCTGTTATTCTGCTAGTGACTCCTTTAGCAGAAGCCTTGAGTCCTAAACTCTTGGCAATCGAGCTCAAGAGTATATTGCGGTACAAACCTTTGTACTCAGAATCAACACCACCAGACAAAAAGAATGAGCCCCATTCAACATTAGGCATGAACATAAAATCTGTTTGTACAAAACCATTATCAGCATTGCCAAGTATGGGTGTTTTAAAATGCACAGCTTCGCCACTCATACGCACAAACTCTCTTGGGTCCTGACTCTGACTTGTGGCAAATTGATCTAGTTTGACTTTTAATTCGCCCTTGGTGATTTCGTTGGTATCAACTGCCAGATCCAAGTCTCCCGATGACGGTTTTTTGCCTGTGCTGCCCAGCCATTTTACAGGATAACCTGTAGCAGGATCTTCTGTGCTGGTCAAGTCTAGCCCTGTTACAGTTTCCAACCACTGCACAGTGCCGGGTATGTCTGCTTGATCAATGCGCTGCGTGAGTGGCAGACCCATTTTGTCTTTGAATACGTTGCCGCCTTCGATCAGATTCATTTGACCCCACCCAACAACGCTGCTAGTGCAGGAGTTATTTTGCTGCCGTTAAGTCTGATATAATTTTGCAAAGCAGCAATGGTTTGGTCCGACATTCCCAGCTCATCTGCCAATTGCTCTGATGCAGGCGGCAGTAGGCCAGGCCGAGCAACAGCGCCTTGACCTTTGCTGGAGCTAAACTCTATTTCGCTTTTGGCATCTGAAATTGCTGCTGCCAATGTGCTCCATAGTGCTGACTCTTTGTTGGGATCAGGTTTGCCAGCTGTTTGTTCTTGTGCCACAATAGCATCAATTTGATTTTTAATGGATGTGGTTAATTTGGCAGCGTATTGTTTGCCTGTTCCGTCGTGTGCCTCTGCACTTACCTTATTGACCAACGATTCATACGGTTCACCAATCAATCTTGACACCATGTCTTCCAGCACCTGTTGTAATTGGGCTGGTGGTAGTTCACTTGGACGAGTTGCCATTAATCCAGCTGGAGTTTTCATGGTTTGCATCAGTTCGCTGACAGTTTGTTTCCATTCTTTTGCAGCAGCAGTTGCTAGACCCTTAATCAGTGGATCAGTGGCAGAGAAGGCTGCGTCTTGCGCTCCAGCCACAGTGGCTTTTTGTTGGCCGCCAATCACTGGATTCAAGCCCTGGGCAGCAGCAGCTTTGTTGACCAACTGTGATGCTATACCACCTACTACGCTGGCTGCTCCGCCAAGCGCTCCACCAACTGATGCTTCTTTGATGGGTTGTTTACGTGTTAATTCATGAATCTGCATGGGTTCTCCTTACTGAACGCGAGAACTTGCCTGCGTCTTTGGTGCGAATGGCATTGAGTAATTTTCTTGTGAGATTGTCTGCTGCTTCAGCATCGTACTCAGCTTCAATTTGTTCTACTAGTCGTATGGCATTAGCAATCACGTTTGTAGCACGATTTTCGATCAGCAAGCGCTGATCACGTTCTACATACAGTGATTCTAATTCTTCTAGAATACTTCGAGTTTTTTTCTGCATTGCTCAAGACCTTTGGATTATTTAGCTATTTCAGGGTCTGAATAAATATCTATAACAAGGACTACGAAATGACCAGCCAAATCAACCCAAACAATATCGACGGTACCTATCCAGTTGCCGGCGTGCCCAATAACACCCAGGGCTTCAGAGACAACTTTACCAACATCAAAACAAACTTTCAATATGCCGAAAACGAAATAGACGACCTACAAAGCAAGGTTGTGCTAAAGGCTGCACTGTCGGGCACTACGTTGAACAACAACATGGCAGACAATCTCATTTATGCTGTGAAACTAAATGACGTTTCGTATACCTATTTGCCTATTACCACAACCAGTGGCAGTATTGCCATTGATTATTCAGCAGCAGCATTCCAACAAATCAGTACCACAGGATCAGTTAGCCTGAGTTTCACAAACTTTCCTGCCAGTGGATCTGCTGGCACTGTACGAGTGGGTTTCAACATCACCAACGTTGCACACACTGTGACCTTGCCAGCGTCAGTGAGTCAGGGCATTGCCACGATTGGCGGTGTATCGCCGGGCACACCTGGTGTATCAAACACCATTACATTTGGCGCTGTGGGCAACTATGCATTTGAGTTTGTGAGCGTTGACGGCGGCACAACCATTTGGATCTTTGACAACAGTCGTGATCCTGGTATTGTTAGTACACCTATAGCTTTTACCAACACCACTGTGAGCACCAGTACCACCACAGGTGCTGTGGTTGTAACAGGCGGTGTGGGCATTGGCGGCAACCTGAACGTGGGCGGCATCAGTGCATTCTCGGGCAACATAACTGGCAACCTAAGCGTCACAGGTAATATTGCTGGAGGCAATGTTATTACTACTGGAATCGCTAGTATAGGAACTGCAAGTGTCACTGGTAACGTAACTGTGGCCGGTGCTGCTGGTATCGGTTTGACCAGCGCCGGAACTGTGGGCTATGCAGCAGGAGCAGGCGGCACTATTTCACAGTCTGGCAACAAATCTGGTACAGTGGTGTTGAACAAACCATCTGGTGAAATCACCATGCAGAATACCAACTTGGCTGCGGCTACTGCTGTGAGTTTTACGCTAACCAACTCTACTATTGGCACACGTGATTTGCTGTTGATCAACATTGTTGGAGGAGCTACACTTGGCGCCTACAACGTCAACGGCAATTGCACCACAGGGTCAGCAGTAATTACGTTGACTAATCGTACAGCGGGCACATTAGGAGAAGCAGTTGTGTTACGCTTTGCAGTGATCAAAGGTTCAATTACTTAAACTCGAGTTTGGCATTTATGTCTGACCATATTGATTCTCGATCAGGGTCATATGGAATCCAGGGTGTTTGATTAATCAACAATTCCAATTCTTTTTGTAAATTTTGATCAACAGTGATATCAATTTGCGGAATAATTTGTTCAACTAACCAATAGAAATGCACAATTGGAGACGGTTGTACTTGTGTCTGCCGGGTTAATCCGAATCGGCTGTGCTGGCTGAATGTGTCTGCTGACTGTGTGCTAGTATGAACTAGTTGACAATTTAAATTAGCGGCTGTGTGCGATACCAGGGTCTGATACATCTGTTGTCTACGATTGTGTTGGCCTAGCTGCACATACAGTTTGTGATAGTCTTGAACTTCTTGGACTGTGCTGGCACTACTCAACCACCATTTACGATCTTGTGAATCAACATTGACGTTAAAATAATACGTTGGATCGTTGGCAATGATATTTTGCCAGGAATCATCTTGAATCATTTTGTCGAATCTATTTGCGTTAGGCCATTGAAAAATTACTATGCTGTCGTGCATACCATCTACTAGATCCACAAATCCTGAAACTAAAAATTCAGTGCCTGCCCCAACTCCTGCTGTGTTGATCACTTGGTATTGGGGCAGCAGCGTTTGTAAAATCTGAGGCCATTCTGGCCATATATGTCCAGTTGCAAATCCGTCACCAAAACAAAAAATTTTCTTCATATCAAAATTTCTGATCAAAAGTTTTTAAGTGTTGATCCACCATGTTCCATAACTGGCAAGTGTTGCTAGGATAACTATCATTATCAAACAATTCTCCATCAAATATTCCAACAGATTTTGACAACAAACTATTGATCAATGCTTGCGACATTTCGGTGCTGAAAAATTCAATGTTATTTCCTACTATTGCAGCATGCACTAGGTGTTTGCATTCTTTGTAATGTTGCCATCCTTGATTCCTAGTTAAAAATTCTTCAGACAAATCACTTAGTTCTTGGTCAGGCACAAATGTTATTTCTAAAAACTCAGCCAAGCGATATAGTTCATTATAAAATTCCACTAGATCAAACAAACTTTCCATGCAAAACTCAAAAGCTGGTAAATCAATCCAACTCCAATTGTCGGGAAGAGGATATCCATCAACTGTTGAATTAAATTTAGCATACCATTCATTTCTAAGTTTGGCGGGACTACGTCTCACTGATTCTGAAATTAGTTTTATTTTTTTTTCTAAAGGTATATCACCGGCTCGACTCATGACATTGATTTGATATATCCAGTTGGCCCAATCCTGACTAATGTTGATTCTAATTACCTTGGTTGGAGTATTTTGTGATATATTAAACTCAGTATAATGTGCAGCTTCTACTATTCTGTGTGCCATGTATGCTGTGTCTTTACGAATCTGATGACAAGCACCGTGCTCAGTAAAAATGTCAGGTACTCGTGGACCCTTGAATATCCACGTATTAATTACATACTCTAGAAAGTGCCCATGACTGCCTGAAAAAAAATCCAGGTATATCATTATGACGCTTTGATCTTGCCCAGCATTTGTTTCAGCTTGGCACTTTGAACGTCTGCTGAAACCTTGGCAACATCTCCTTGCTTGACCACAGGCTTGTCCCAAACGTGTGTGCCTCCTGCAGGCGCGGCCCAGGCAGCATCGGAGCTTGCAGCAACCTGGCTCTTGGCCTTGATTGATTCCATGATTGAACTTTGTGGTTTGTTGTAACCGTTTTCGTCCCCGCCTTCGTCAGTAATACGCATGGTTTCAATGTTATACTCCAAATCAATTTTTTGACCAACGCCGGTCGAGCTTCGAGATTTCATACACTGGATCTGATACTTGCCACGCTCTTTCATAGCACGACTTGTAAAGATACCAAACACATTGTCTGCTGTGTTGATTTTACTAATACCACCTGAAATGTGGCTGTGGTCAAATTCAATTTCTTCCACTGCTGATCTGTTCAACTGACTGGCTGTCACTAACAAAATGCCCAGTTCTTTGGCTAGATTACGCAGTTCCTCACTCACATACTTGTCTTTCACAAACAAATCGTTGGGACTAACTTTAGCACTCACTGGCATGACCAAGTCAAGATAATCTACCATCACAAAGTCCACTCTAATGCCTGTTTGTATCTGTACTTCTTTCAAATAAGCACGAATATCATTCACATTGCTTTGTGCCGGCAACCCCTTCACACGATACTGTCCAGACTTCTTTTGAATCATCTTGACCTTGAGCGCAGTGGTTTCGATGTCTTTGCGAATCTCTTTGGTGCTCATGCTGGTCAACATTGCATCACTTCGCAAACTGGTTAGTTCTTCACTCAGTTCCAGTGTAATATACACACCACTCAAGCCCTGTTGCAACCAGTTGAGTGCAATGTTCATCATGACCAGGCTTTTGCCCGAGCCTGATCCGCCTGCAAATATGTTCAACTCACCACGGCTGAATCCACCATACAACAATCGATCCATTTGTGGCCATCCTGTGCTGACCTGTCCTCCAGCATTAAAGTACTTGTTGATACGAGCACTTGGATCATCAAAATAGTCTGTGCCCATGTCCTTGGTCAAGCTGATCTGTACAGCGTCCTTGATCAGTTTCTCCACAGGATCGTAGTCGCCCTTTTCCAGCAAGTCAGCTGCTTTCAAAATAGCACGTTCCAATTCTTGCCGCTTGGTAAAGTTTTCAAACTCTTCCATAAACCAAGCATGATGTCCTTCATTGAATTCATCCAGGTGTTGTAACTTGATCCCTGTGGTTGCAGCGATCTGTGCAGCAGTGGGCAAAGTGCCGTGGTCCACACTGTGTGTCTTGATAAACTCGGCCGCAGGTCTTACACTACGATCAAAGTTTTCTGGATTGTAGATGTTCTGCACACGAACATAACTTTCTGCATCCTGAAGTATCATCTCCAGGAACAGTCGTTGTACATCAGTTCCGTAGTCTTTTAACAAGTTGTTTCTTTCGTAATTCAATTTTAATTTTAGATGTTTCTCTAGCCTGCATGATAGTTATCAATGCGCCTAGTCTACCATATTTCTTCACAGCATCGTTGATATCTTTAACGTCTGCACCCCAGTTAGGTATGCTTACTGCCCAGTTTAGTTCTACGGCACGATCAATCAGTTCAATACCTGCAGAATCCTGGTCAGGTACCACAGTGACTTCTTTGCCCAGTCGTCGTATCAATTTTGCTTGAGCATCACTTACTGTGTTGTGCATTAGTGCAAGGCCGCCAATTGACAGCGCATCAAAGATGCCTTCTGTTACTATAACATGAGTCCAGTTGTTGTGCAGCAAGTCTGTTCCAAACACATAGCCCGGTTGCATGTCATTAAGATAACGCGGATTCCTATCGTCTAAAAATCGAATTGTGCTGCCTACAATTTTGTTGTTGTGTGTAAACGGCACAATCACCCCGGCTCTTTTTGACGAGGCTTGCACCATAAAAGGAAAGTCAGCAGGTACACATCTGCTTTGTAAGTAATCCCATTGTGTTGGAAAATCTGTTGTTAAAAACTCTGCACCGGGTGGTAGCTCTCGTTCTTCAAACTGAATTCCTTGCAGTATGTTGGTAACTTGTTGTCGATCTTCCAAAATGCCATTGATGCTTTTGTGTCGTAGACTTTCTAGATTGATCAAGTCAATCTCACGTTCTTGCATGCCCAACCAACCCAACAACTTACGGGCTTTGTAACTTATTGTGCGTCCAATAATAAAGCTGGCAGTATAGCCACAGTTGAAGCAATGATAGCTCCAGCCCTGCTCGTTTGTTTTGATGCCGCCACGACTGCGTCGATCTGGACTGTCCCCGTTGTGATAACAGCACACCGCATTAAAGCTGATCCAGCCGCTGGGGCTGACTTTTCGCTTGGCGGGTAAGTAATCTAAGATATCCAGCATCTGCTTAGTATAGCAGAGTTGTCACACAATATCAACGATATTGAACGTTTTCAATCTTGCCGTTGCTGAAAACCGCAGTAGCAGATGGACTGCCTAAGAATTGAATTGGCAAATATCCGGAACCTCCAGCAATCACATTGACTTGGCTGACCGTTCCGTTGCCGCCATATACCGCTTCTACTATGGCACCGGCACCGTTGCCCAGAATCTGAACATAAGGTGCAGCAACATAGCTATAGCCTGGATTGGTCAGAGACACTCCTGTAACCACACCGTTGACCACAGTGACTGTGCCGCTGGCTCCGTAACCGATTGAGTTGTTTAGAGCCAGTCGCAACAAGGGATGATAGCCCACAATGTTAAAATAGTCGCTAACTGTGTCGTCAAAATATTCACGAGATTCGCTGACATCATACCAGACACTTTCGTAGTTTTCAGCAGCTTGAACCTTAATGGCTCCGGTAAAGTGAACCAGGTCAAATTTTACTGTGGTAAATGCAGCACCTGTGGTTTCAATTTGACTGCTGTAAAACTCAGTTGGTTGTATGCTGTTGATTGGTTGCGGGTTCAGTGCCCAGTCTGGATAAGATGTGGGTGCTGCGCTCACAAATTGATTCTTGCCGTAAATGTCAGGCACTGTGACTGGCTGGCTGGGCTGGAATTGTGGCAGTATGGAGTCTACAATATTGCAGTCGGCACGAGCTTGGCTGTTGGCATCCACATACACAGCTTGTGCATAGTTGCCGGCCTTGCGTTCAATGCTGTAGCTGGCAGGCTGTGCTTGTATGTTGATGGTGTCAGTGGTGTCTAGAACCACTTTAACACGCCCTGTGGTAGCACTCAACACTTCGCAGTCCTTTTGTACCAGCAGCTCGTCGCCGGCCTGGTTGATCACACGGAAAACAAACGTGCTACCTGTGATATTTACAGGTTTTTGGTCTTGGTTAATGAACTCAAACAAGAGAACATTGTCCACGCCTTTGTTGATGGTTAGAGATTTTGCGTACACTGGATCATACCTTGCTGTGAAGTAGCCACCATCAGTGTTGACCAATAACACTCGGGTAATTTGTTGGTAAAGATAAACGGTGGTGGAATACATTACTCTATTTAGCTGCTAATAAATAACCCTGATGGGCAATAACATATTTGAAAAACTGACGGAAAAGTACCCCTT